GTTCGAGGGCGGGACACTTGTATGGAACTATGGGGAAGACCGCCTTCAGATCCTGTTTGACAGGATTCCCGAAGACAGCAGACGAAAGGAACTGAAATCCTCCGGATTCCGCTGGTCACCCAAAAACAAGGCATGGCAACGGCAGCTTACCTCCAATGCCCTCGGTGCCGCAAAAAGATTGTTGGACCTTCAAAACATCTGAGCCATGAAAAACGACAATTTGAGATTCATCATTGATTCACGTTGCTTTGACGGAAGTTGCGTGACCGTCATGTCTGATGGGATACATAGTGATTATGGTCACGAAACACTGGAAGAATTGAGGGAAAGGGAAAATAACCCCAGCCTCATTGCCGTGCCCGGGAATGCCATCTGCAAAAAAATGCAGATCCACCTGCAGTCTCTCTGCGCCCCGTTCTGTGAAATTACGGAAGAGGACTATTTTGACTATATGGACACCCAGCCACCCATCCGGCACACCCGGAATTTCTTTTTCATGAGCGAGCCGTATCATGCCGGCATTCACCGGTTCTGCTTCCGGACAGACGGACGGTATTTTACGGGGCTGCGTTCCGTGAACACACCAAGAAAGGATTTGGAACAGCAAATGGACAGACATTACCGGAAGGTCACATTCAAAGGCGGCATCCTCAAAGAAAAACCAATGGGAATATTTGACCATACACGGCATAGTTTCACAGTTATAGTCCCATATCTGTTTCTTGACAAAAATGGAGAGAAGAAATTCATCTGCAACCTGGTGAAAGGTACGGACGAATCCTCCGGCAAGGATGCAAGACAGGAAACAGCCAGGGTTCTCCAAAGCTTGCGCCGCCATCATTTCCTCTACTTCTCCGGCTATGAGGGAAACGACGATATGGGCAGATTCCTGGAAAGAGTGGTGCAAAACAGACATACCCTGTCAGCAAACGGGGATTTTCTGCAATATCCCACCAACCGAGAGTCTGTGTCTTTCGCCGGAACGGTCAAAGAAACAGGGGAAAAGTTCTTTTACCGCATCTACGACCTGGAACTGTTCCATTACCTGCTGTACAAGCTGCGGAGTATCAGAATGGAAAAGAAGGAAGTGCAGGCTTGAATCAGTATGCAGGATGGGTTCCCGGCAGGGTTTCCATCCTGCACATGTATCAGAAATCCAACAAAAAAAACGCAATATGAACCATACAGACTTTTACGCCCGGATAAGGGCTATCAAAGAAATGGAATACAGGGAATTGTATGCAGCCATAGAACTGCATGGAGCTTCCTATGAATGGAACAGCAATGATGGGGAATGCCCCGTCATTGCTGTCAATACAGGCAGCGTACAACTGGCTCCGGCTGATGTGCTGATTTGCAGGGTTACCATTGAGAACGGCAACTTGCGCCTCTATGGTGTGGAGAATGAATACGGGAATGAGGTAAACTTCCGGCCGGATGAAGCCTTTGCCGGACATCTGTCATATATCATAGATTGTTTGCCGCCCGTCAACGGAGTGGATGATGTGACAACATTAAAGACAGAGGAGGAAGCGGTATGAAGAAGGAAAAACAATCCTGGACGGACTATGTTCCTCATTCGGTCAGCCTCTATTACGTGGACTACCGGGAGAATTTGGACAGCCATGATGATTTGCAGGAGCAGTGCATCCGTCGGAACAGTCTCAGTCCGTTGGAAGAACAAATCCTGGAGTGGTATGCCGATCAGGAACATGGCAACCTGCAAGGGTATCTCTCGGAGATACGGAATGAGATGGAAGCGGACGGGAAATCCGCCGAATATATCCGACATGAGGAGAAGATAAAAGACCTGCTTTACGAACGGAACAATACCGATCCGGCAGAAGAACTGATAGACAATTCCGCTGTAACCAATATGTTCTACTCCCTTGGAGTCGAAATCGAGGGCTATGTGTATGGGGGCTGTGGGCGCGGAGAATCCGAAACGGTCTCTCTTCATAAAATCAGACGGGCGCTTCAACTGAAGGAAGGGCTGTTTACCGATGAACTCCATGAACTTCTGTTCAATGCTCCGTACGGTGGCGAACTCCGCATCTATTTCAATGCCATATTCTCCAGACTGATTACGGGAGATACTTCACATGATTTCAAGCGCATCCGATTCTATGGAGGTGTCATTGTTGCTATTGTAGACAGCCGGAATGGTGCGGGGTATCATGTAAGTCTTCAGACTGACATCACCCTTCCGTTTTACAGGGACAATCTTTTTGTGGATTCTCAGGTACATTATTCCTATGCGAATGAAATTTGCGGGTTGTTGAACAGCTGGTGTGATTCCACCCGTTGGGAAACCGGAATGATGTCTCTGGAAGTCACTTTGCAGAAGAGTCACATAAATGAATATCAGAAGCAGGAAGCTCTTTATGAAAAAAGGTTTCGGGAAGGCGGATGTACTTTTGGAGACATGAACCATAAACGCCACAGAGATACCTATTATATAAACAGCTTCCCATGCGGTACCAAATGTCCGCATTGCGGCACGTTTTGGATTGACTGAAAACAGACGAGTCTTTTACACATCTTGAAAATGAATAAAACTATGGATAATCAAAGAACAAAGATGCTGGGTGAGAACCTGACGCACTACAGAAATCTTCAGGAGAACGGCTCTGTAAACCTGATCGAATTTCACACAACCGACAACCGGAAATTCGGCATCGGAAATCCGGATGCCATCAAGCTGTTGCTCTCGGCAGCCGTTACCGAACTGGAACGCCAGCTCCATATAGCGCAGTCCGGAGGTTTACCGGAACGGTTGGAACAAAGCCGGGAGTATAAGGCGGCAAAGGCACTGGAACAGGCACTGAATGATACGGGATTCAGTCCCGAACGTTTTGCAGAGACACTCCCGTTTTTCCATAAGACCTTGGAACAGACATTTTTCAAAACAATAAAGGTATGTATCATCGCCATGGCAAAACGTGAGTCGTGCCGGATTGACAGCCGAAATCAAGCGTCTTACGAAATGTGCCGGATGCTCGCGCCCATGCTGGAAGATACCGACTTACCCTTTATTTGACGACATGGAATTCAAGTATGACCGAAAAGCGGACTCCAGTGCTGAAAAGCCGGAGTTCGCTTTTTCATTGTTTAACAGATAAAACACCAAAGTTATGAAAATCCTGAATGAAGAACATTTCGAGAACGTAAAGCGCTATGCCGAAT